GTGAATACACCAGCAATAATTCCGCCTAGTGTTTTAAGCCCAGCGATTACAGGCAACAAAGCAGGCGCAAATCCGGCAATTGTTGCACCTATTTTTAAGCCGCCAATTAATCCAAATAAACCTACTACTCCTTTAATTACAGGAGCTAAAAGGTTAAACGCTAATGCAAGTCCACCTACCGCAACAACTATGTCCTTTATTGGCTGAGGTAACTTGCTGAAGCCTGTTGCTGCTGCGGCAATGCCTTCAGCTAGTTTTGTGATTGTTGGCAACAGTGCTGTTATAGCTTCATTGAATGGCCCAGATATTGATGATGTTACTTTATTAATTGAATCATTAAATTTATCTGCTGCCGCAGCCATCTTCCCGTCAATTGTTGCTGAGTATTCATTAAGTGCATCCTTGCCTTCATTAAGCATTGGAATTATATTCGCGCCTGATTTGCCGAATATCTCCATTGCTAGTGCAGTTTTTTGCACACCGTCTGGCATCTTAGAAAACTTATCCGCTAAATCCAGCATGATGGCATCAACACCACGAATCTTGCCTTGCGCATCAGTTGAACTAACGCCAATAGATTTCAATGCCTCGCTTGCTTTTGACGCCGGGTCAACAATACCCTTAGCCAACTTGCCCATTGCTTTTGCTATTTCATCCAAGCTGCTGCCGCTATCATTTGCAGCCTTACCAAATTTATCTAGCGTTTCAACTGCCACGCCAGTGCGCTGGCTTAAGTCATTTAAATTATCTGCTGCGTCAACCGAACGCTTGCCAAATGCTGCTAATCCCGCTATGCCAATTGCAGGCACAACTGAACCCAATGCACTGCCAAGGCCACCTGCAATCCCTTTAAGCCGCCCGAAGCTGCCTTGCAGCCCTTCCGCTTGCCTGTCTAGTTTATTGAGCCCACGCTCTAGCCCTTCAACAGAAGCCAAGCCGTCTACCGTAGCTTTTATTTTTACTGCTGCCTGCATATCTAACGCCATATCAACCTCCCTTTTTGCTCAAAGCTGCTAGCACTTCTTGCTCGATAACTTGGATGTCATCCAACATGGCGGCTGCATCAATATCTCCTTCTATTGTAACCAGCCACGCAAGCGCATTGTAATCGAGTCCCACCACGCCGTTGGGGCCTGTACGCCATTGAGTTTGGCAACGTAAAAATAACTTTACCGCCGGCCACGCTTCTGGTTCCACTTCAAAATACTCAGGTTTTGGTTCTGGTATCTCTATTCCAAATACTGCTGCATCATCTTGGGTATCATCAATAACGCCACCTTGCACCCAATACAAAGCAGCGTCCCTTAGTTTTTTGTTTTTACTCCAGCAAGGCTATCAAAATAAGCCACAATAATCGCAGATGCTACTGTTGGAATATCAAGCAATTGCTGCTTAACAGTTTCGGAAAATGTAACGGCATCGCCATCGCTATCAACTACACCTTCCCATCCAATGATTAATTCATTTGCAATTGATATATCTGTGATGTTGTTATCTACCAGTTCGTTACGTTCCGCCGCTTTGATGCGGGTTTGCACATCAGTTTGTATTTCATTAATCCTTGCCTGTGGCAATCGCTTAAATTCTGCATCAAATGTTTGCTTCTCAAACTTGCCGCCATCGACCGGAAGCTTGAAGCTTACCGGCCATTTGTAACTGTTGGATTGCTTAAGAACAAAAGACATAAAAACTAGGTGAAGGTGAGGGTGATTTCGTCATTGCCTGCTGTTGTAGGGATGATTACAAACGGCAGGTTAATCATTTGGATGCCATCCGAATCTTCGTAGGTTGGGTTGGCAATATCAACCTTAGGCGCAACCATGGTAACACGGTTGCCAAGGGTGGTGCCATGCAGCAGGCTTATCACCCCAGTGGTGTCATCGTTTGCGATTGTGAAGAAATCCTTCTGCGCGATGGTTGGGGCTTCAATCATGCACTCGCCTTCTGGCGCGCGGTTGACAATTAATACAGACTTATCACAACCAACTAATTCCCGGTATACGGTTTCGTTTGCCATATCCAAAGTAAGCGACATCAAGCAGCCGCTATAACCAAGAATTTGGAATGCCGATGTGCTACCAGCTTTAAATATCAATGGTGTCGCTTGGTTGCTGTAGGTAACGGCTGGGGCAGCAGTGTCAGTTGGTGCGTTATAAATGCCAACCATTGTAAATTCAATAGTTGGAATCTCGCCTACTGCACAGTTAAAAGCAAAGCTACCGCGTGCGCCTGTGATGGTATGTAATACGCCATCGTTATTAAAGTGAATGGTGACGCTATCAAAACTCGCGCTAACAGGTTTGTATCCTACGTTTGCAGCAATGCTGTACTGGCTGCTTGCGCCTGGCGTAAATGCTGCGGTGCTGGCCTTTACGGTTGCAACCTTAGTGCTGCCAACGTAATCAGTAATCACGCCAACGTTGCCGCTACCGGTGCCGCTGGTGATGCTAATGACCATGCCGACGTATATGTCATCTGTTGCGCTAGCTCCTGCTGCCAGCGTGATAGTGCCCGCAGATCCTGCCGTAGCAGTGCCGGTAACGGCTGATGCTGTAGTGGTCTCTGACATGCCGCAAGCTTTTAACAGTCCGCCAAAACGTGGTGCTGTTGCCGCTGTGCCAGAACCTGCAAGCTCAACCTCAAACGTAATGCTTACACGCGTGTTAGCCAGAAGCTGGTCACTGTTGCCCAGGTAAGGCCGGATTAAATCGCGGCTTACAACATCAGCCTCAATTGGTGTGACCTCTAGGCTGCGCACCAATACCGCATCAGTGCCGGCGGGGCTGCTGTCAGTCCCGTAGGTTGTTTCTACTTTTGCCAGGATCAGGCGTTTGCGTGTTAACAGTGCCATCGTTCAGGACCTCAGGGGTTGGTGTGGGCTTGCGTTTGCCGGTGATGGGGTCCAAAACGTATGAACCGCCTTGGCCTTGGTATTCATCAATCATGATAGCTACTTTAAATGGATAGATTCGCCACATTCGTACGATAGCGGACTAAGAAATCACACGCAATAACTCCTGCCGGTTGGTCTGCCTCTACCAGTTCAAAATTTACCGACTGCGGTTGCACATCAATTGCATATCCGCCTAAGGTTAAATCTGCCATCATCTTGGCATGTAAGCTTTCAACTGTTGGGTCGGCTAATTGGTCTGGGATATTGCCGCGCACAATTACCGCAACACGTACAACCAGGCTCCAGTCCAATGTCGGCAATGCTGTGTTCTGTTGCGCGCTATCGCTTATCGGTTCAATCACAATTGCGGGGCTTTCGCCCCTTGTGATTGGTTCCACCCTGCTGCGGTAAATCCTGGTGCTAACGCCTGTAGTGCCCACTAAAGCCGCAGCGATAGCCGTTAAGATTGATTCCCGTTTGGTAGTCATGCGTCGCAGCAGATAGTAGTAGTAAGGGTTCGGTTGGCATGACTTGCGCTTACAACCACGCGCAGATAACGCACCGCATAGCCCGAGTAAGTGTCTAAGTGGTTGCCCGATTCTTTCGCTGATGCAGCTTCAAAGCCTGCCCAGTTGACGCCATCCATAGAACCTTGCAGTTGGTGTGTAACCTGCCCACCGGTTACAACATCAATGCTTGTGATAGTAGTGCCATCAATCTCGATTACCTCAGATGTGCCAACATTTGTGATGGGCGCAAATGTATAAATATTTTGTGGCCGGTCAGAATTGCCGCCATAGATAGTGCTCATGTTTTTTGCAATGCAATTTGCACAAACTGACCGTCATCAATAAGCATCGTTTCGCGTACTGTATAAGCAACACTATCTACCGTAATCGCAGCGCCCCGTATCAATGCGCCAAAATCTGTAGTTTTAGCTGTCAGCGTGAAGTCAGTGCTGAGCACCATCCCATCGCTAATTATCTGGCTTGGCATGTCCAAGATGCCTAATGCAGTAACGGCGCCACTCGTACAAGTGACGCCGAAATCTGCTAGGAAGATGCTTAGGTCTTCCGTGAATGCCATTAACCGTACTTAGCAGAAGCTAAGCCAATAACAGCAACTGCACCAGCACCAGTACCACCTGCAACAGTGGCGGTTGCCTTAACAAATCGCTTTAGGCTAGTTACATTAACAGTAATCTTTTGCAGCGAAGCAGTGTTAGCGGTAGTGGTGGTAAACGCACCGCCGGTTACATCAGTGTAGGTGCCGCCAGATGTATCTGATTCGGTTAGCTTTACCGCGTAGGTAATGCTAGCGCCGCCAGCTTCAGCATCAAGCAGCACTGCCATGTCGCCTTCATAGCCCAGCAAATCAATTGCTGAACCAGTGGCGGTAGCAGCTACTACATCGTTGCGCAGGAGGCCCAAGATCGTAGTCTTGGTGCCAAGGTTGTGAATAGTCATAGTTTAGGCTTCCGTTTGGGAGTGGATGGGATAGAGCAAATGGGCGGAATAGGGTCAGATAAAATGGCTTTACCAATGCCAATCAGGAGTTTGGCGTCGGTCAGGGATGCTTCAACAACATCCCCAACACGAACAACCTGGCCTGCCAACATTGTTTGCCGTAAGACCTTAATAAACATAATCAGAGTGTGTTGTTGCCACGGCTGAATGATTCAGGGTGACGCACCGCAATGTCACAATCTTGCATCGCTACAACACGCACAGTACCAGAAGTGCTATGTGTGTAAGGGTCAACCATCAAATCCAAACCAGAGAAGTAGCCAATGATTAAGTCGGCAAAGTTGCCAAACCACAAATCATTAGATGCGACTTGGTTAGACAAGATGCCGCGATAGCCGTTAACTAAATCGCCTTCCATCACAAACAAACCTGAACCAGTGTCCTTGGCCTTAGTCTTCAGAGCGCCGCGCATAGCAGCATTCATCAAATACACAGGGCTGCCGGTCAATGCATTAGCGCCTGCTACATCGCTTTCTAGTGCTACCACTTCAGCAAATGTAGGGGTGTCAGCAGCAAAATCCTCAGTGCCAACGCCAGTTGTTAGCTTGAGGCCTAATGGCTCGCTGCTATTGCCGGTGCCATAAAGGCCAGCAACATCAATCTTGAGTGCCAATACACGGGCAAGATCATTGCGTACCATGTTCTCAACGTCGATGCTGGATTGCAGCATCAGGCGGCGGCTGTAATCAGTAAAGGCGGCAACGGTGCGTGGTGTCAGGCTTACTTGATCAACCGTTTGCTGGCTTTCAGTAGGTGCGCCAG